TGGTGATATTCAATTCAAGGGTGATCAAACACTCTTTACTGGATCATTGGGTTGGATTTATGCAAACGATTATATTCAAATTACAAATGCTTCTGGCAGTGGATTAACTCCACAGGTTGTTGGTATTCAGGGTTCTGCTAGTGGAACTGTAGTCAGACTTAACTGGAATACTGGAGTTACTAATACTAATGTTGGTATCACTTCTGGTTCTCAAATCAGAATTACTGGTGCTGTTGGAGCTCTTGCAGTTGTAAATGGAGTATGGTCGGTTTATAGTTCTATTTCACAACCATTCAGCAGTTCTAATAACTTTGTTGATATTGTTATTATTGCTAATCTTCCAATTTATAATATTGGATTGAACAATGGCAAGGGATATCCTGTTGATCAAATTGCTCAACCTTCAATTGCTATTTCTCGTTCTGTTGCAGCATTTAAAGAAGTTGGTGTAATTGGTGCCGAGGCACTTAGAACAGAAACTGCAACGATTGGCGATTATAAGTTAGGTATCAATACTGTTGCTCGTTCTGCTCATTCTGCATATCAAACTGCTTTTGTAAGTGCAGAAACTGCTCCAAGAGCAAACTTAGATGTTGTTGGTACTGCATTTATTAGTGGTAAGAAAATTCTTTCTTACACCTCACAATCTAGCACAACTAAAACTGAAACAAACCAAGATTCTGCATTCTTGGTTGGTGGTGATAGTGCTACTCCAACAAATGCTGCTACGCTTCGTGTAATGACCACGAATAGTGGTAGAGTTGGTATTAATGCTACAAATGCACAACTAGACAGAACATTAGTTGTTGTTGGTAATGGTAGAGTTACTGGTGATTTCAGATTTGAATCTGATATCGAAGTAAATGGTGGAGATATTACGACCACAACTACTTCTGGCACATTTAACTTTGTAAATGATACAACATTCACTGGTACTCTAAACATTGGTAATTATCCAACTGCCGCAAATCTAGTTGCTAGAGCTGCTTCGTTGAATATTGCTAACACAACTACTTCAACGCAAACCATTAACATCGGTAACGCTACAACCAATCAAACTCTTGCAATTGGAACATCAGCAACCACCGCTACACTAAACCTACACACTGCAGCAACTTCTTCCACAATCAATATTGGAACTGTTGCAAGTTCTTCTACAAATACTTCAAATATCATTATTGGTGGTGCATTTGCTAACTCTGCTGGTAGCAGATTAACAGTTAGAAATGCTAATGTTCAACTTGATGGCGATCTTGAGGTCAATGGTGGAGATCTCAAGTCTACTGCACAAACATTCAACCTTCTTGACATCTCTGGTGCAGTTTCCACACTTAACTTTGCTCGCTATGCATCCACAATTAACATGGGTGCTGTCTCTGGTACTACAACGATCAGAAATGCTCTCCAAGTTAATAGTAAGATTACTGATTACGGTGACTTCACTCTTATTGGTGGATTAAGAAGTGCTGCTGTCTTGGCAACAAGAGGAGCATTAAATACAACCGCTTCATTCCATAATGTTGGTTCACTATCTAGTGCTAATGTAGACTTTTATGAATATATTGATAATGTTGACGGTGATATGGCAATCGTCAGCATCAGTTCAAACGCTGTCAATGTTGTAGATAACTGGTTCAACAATAATGATAAGGTAGTATTTTCAAGTCTTGCTAACATCACTGGTATTAGTAATGGTGTTGTGTATTATGTGGTCAATAGATCATCAACCAGCTTCCAAGTACAAACTGCGCCACAAGGAACCACAGGAGTATCACCACTCACTATCACATCTTCTGGTACTGCATCTGGATTTGTTTCGCTTTACTACTGTGCGCTTGACGGACAAGGCGGTGCGTCCATTAATAATTCTGTAACTACTATTGCAGTCAAGAATCCAAAAGGATTAAGTCAGTTTGATTACATTCTAATTGACAGTGAAATCATGAAGATTTCAACTCCTCCTGCTTCAACAGCACCTTACACCTTTACGGTTGAAAGAGGAGTTGATGGAACCACTGCTGCGAGCCATAATGATGATGCTGCAATCTATAAATTAAACAAAACAACTGGTGCTACATTCTTAGATCCTGGTCCACTTCTAGCTGCAGATTTAACTGTAACAGTAACAGCAGTAGATGTAACTTCCAACTTCTTTACTAAGAGTGGAACAACTGGACTTTATAATGGATTAACAGTTAAATTTAATTCAATCGGTTCTATTACTGGTATCAATACCACTTCATCGTACTTCTTAGCGAATGTATCTGTTTCTGGTAGTAATCAGATATTCCAGTTAAGTAGCACTTATCCAACATTGAATATCATTGATATTGGTGGATCACTTGGCACCACACCTAACTTTACTGTTGATGATAACTATATTAATCTTGCTGAGTTTGGTGGATCACTCAAAGCAAATGATTTCTTAAGAATTGATAACAATGAACTCGTTCGCGTAACTTCAGTATCAAATGCTGATCCTCAGGGATTATTCATTACTGATGGTGGTTCTCCAACTCAATTAACTACATTCAGTGTTCAGTCTACTACTGGTAATACTGTAATTGGTAATCCAAATGTCTCTGGTTCATTTGGTTCTGGTACATTAACGGTATATGATACAATTACATTCTATGGTAATAGTGCCACCGATTCCACTGCACAAAGATTGGTAGTAACCAATGGAACTTCCACGGAAACATTCTCTGTAAGAAGTGCTGATGGTGCTACCAGCATTGCTGGTGCATTAACAGTTAACAATAACTTTAGCATCACAAATGGAGGAACTACTTACTTCTCTGTAGCAGCAGCAACTGGAAATACCGTTATTGGAAATGGAAACAGTGGTACTTTAAAAGTTGAATCAAATACTGGTTCAACAAGTAGTTCTACTGGTGCATTAGTTGTTGATGGTGGTGTTGGAATTGGTGAAAATCTATATGTTGCTGGTGACGCATTTATTCAAGGTGGTGACATAACAGTTTCTTCTAGCGGCACTACAAGATTCAAGGTTAATAACAGTGGTCAAATTGACTTGGGCGGTATTACAAACTTCTACACGCCAACTGGCGGTAGAAAGTGGATATTCCTATCAACCACATCAAACACAGATGCTACCGCTCCAACCCTTGCTGTAAATACTAACTATATAATTAAACCAAATGGAACTTCAGTTAATTTAATTCTTAAGTTGCCAACTGCTCAAACAGGTGATATGATTAGATTTGTTGATGTTGGTGGAAACCTAACATACAATTGTACTCTTATCATTAGAGCACCAGGCGGTGCTGGCGGAACTGGCATTAAGATTCAAGGAGATAACACTGGAAGCACTGCTGGCGGTCTTGGTTCTGCACATACTGGTGGTGAATTAATTATTCAAACTCCTAATTGTGCATTCGGATTGCTTTATGTTGGTGATACAGATGGCGCAGGAACTACAACCGACACCGACGCAAGAGGTTGGTGGTTAATGGAGATTTGATAAAATATGACACAGTACTATAACAATCAAAAATCAATGAAAGGTGCCTGCATTGGCACCATTATTCCTTGGACGGGATCACTTACCGATATCCCTAGAGGGTGGTTATTGTGTAATGGTACATATGAAAACCAAGCTGATTATCCAGAACTGTACGCAGTTATTGGCACAACATATGGTTCTGGAGTTGGTGTGTTTAGATTACCTCAAATTGGTAATAGAACATTAGCTGATATTAAAAATGATACTTCTTATATTGGATCTGGGCAACCAGCAGCAGTTACTAGTTTAATTGGTAATGATGGATCAAATAATACCGCAAATATTGAAGTATCTAATGTTGATTTAAATGTAAATATTGATAACAATGCTGCAACTGGTGGATATAATGCGGTTCTTACTGGAGTAAATCCAAATAATCCAGCGTATTTCTCATCATTTAAAACAACAGAAAGAAAACTTGGTGATCTTCACATGGCATCTCATAGTCATGAAGGCGAATATCAATCTGTTACTAAATTAAGTTCTCCCAGAGTTGAAGCTTGTCAGGGAACTGGTTCCAACTCTCCTTTTTCTGGGTGTGGACTTTTTGGAAATGCTGATTGCTGCCAAAATTTAACGCATTATTTGGTAGAATTAAATTGGACAGCAAACCAAGTTAATGCTTTATATAGAAATTCTATTCTTGGTGGATATCCTATTGGTGGATCTGGTAATGTTCCTGCTTATAATGCAGGTGGAACTCCAACAACAAATGCTCCACCAAGAGTAAATAGCAGTCCTAAAAACTGGTTGGGATCATCTGATGATACATTACTCAAAACAGAAAATTTGGGATACGCTTGGAATTTTCCGACAACTTTGAGTGGAGATTATACCACATGGACTACTAATACAACTAGTCAACTTACTGGTCACGCACACGGAGACATTAACTATTCTGTCAACAGAGGTAATTTTAATTTAGCAACACCAGTTTCTGTATCTGATATACAACCAGGAACTGTTACTCCAATTAATACTACTGGAAATATTGGAGTTCTTCGTCTTGAAGCAAATACAGCTACACCATCAGTATCAATAACATACATAATCAGGGCATTCTAAGAGATGAAGCATTATTCTTTCGAAAAGGGAAAACACGGGGGAGTAGTTGGTACTATTCATGCTTTCACTAGCACTCTTGTGGGTAATACTCCATCTAATCCAGATTGGAAAACAAAAGTTCCAGCTGGATTTTTGCGTTGTGATGGTTCTGTTGTAAGTGCTGATTTATATCCTGCCCTAGCAGATGTTTTGGGGGTAGGTGAAGATTCTTTTTATAGAAAAACTGGACAAACTTTAGCAGAAAGAAATGCCGATGGCACGGGAGGACAATTTCAGTTGCCAGATATCGGATCAAAATATATTAGAGCAAGTTCTCAGGGCAGTGGTTACAATGATCTTTTAGTTACAACTACTAATGGAGCAAATCAAAGAAGAGTTGGTATTGCTGTAGATTTAAATTCTAATTTAGGAACTGGTAATACTGTAAATGCAACTGTTGTTTATAATGGTTCTTTTGCCGCTCCAGCAAGAACACTAACAATGTCTGGTAATTTTTCTTTGACTATGAACGCTGCTACTGGGTCTTCAAATGTGACTATTGATCAAATTTTACCTCATGGTCACTTTGCAAACACTGTGTCAATTGAAGATCCTACAAACAAAAGAGCAGGTGATGAAGTTGATAATGGACAAAACTATAGTGCCAAGGGTCAATGGGATGTCGAAGCTGTTACTAGTTTTGTTCCATCTACAGGGTTAAGTTTAGCGGATACTGCTCATGATCATTTAATTGAAAGAACTACAATATCAAGAAGTTTAACGCCAACTGTTCCTGCTTTTAATGTTTCGGCGGAAAATATATCAACAAGCGTTACTTTAAGAGTTGATGATACATATGTTATGAATGATATACAATCTAGATTTATATTAGTAGAATACTTAATTAAGTTCTAATCATGCCAGTAAGATATAGCAACACTCAGAGAAGAACAGGTGCCGCTATTGGCACGATTATTTGTGCTCCTAGACCATCTAGTTGGACAAGTGGTACTGATAACTGGAATCTTACTGCTAATTTTCCAGGATATTTAGAATGTGATGGCAGTGCTTTAAACCCAAACCAATATTATGCTTTATATCAAGTCATAGGAACAACATATGGTGGATCTGTGAGTGGAAGTTATCCAAGTTACACAGGTACTTTTAATCTTCCTAATTTTCGTGGAAAATTTGTCATGGGAACTGGTACTGTTGATGGTAACTCTGGAGCTGCTCCAGGAGTTACACCATCATTAACTCCATCTGGAAATGCTGGTGGTTCTTATAATGATTGTGGTGCTACTGGTGGTTCATTCACTTTAAATACCGTCAGACAATTACCATCTGGTAGTGAAATT